ACTATTTTAAAAGTAGAATCATCTGAGTTTACAGACACACCCTGTGGCCAAATAGGATTTACAACAAACCTATTTGATCTGGTTCCCCCATTAAAATTATCTTTAAATAGGCTTATTGAATTGCTCATTATTGTGTGTAGCTTACGTTAATTAAGAAACTGTCTGTTGTCAGAATTGGTTTTACAATTACATCAATGTTAAGCGTAGATGAGTTGTCCGCGTTATTTGAGGCATCGCAGATGATTTGTGTTTGCGTTGTATCGATAAACGGAGCATATGGATCCAATGCTGTTTGAACCTCTGATACAACTTGATCGCGTGTAGTTTGGTTGTTGATATCAAATACATATTTCAAAGCGATTGTATTGATATCCTTTGTCAAATTTACACGCATTCTTGTTGGGCCAACTCTGTCGTTTACTCCTATAGATGTGTTTGCAGTAGCACCAACAAGATCTGATCCCAAGAATTTTGGATTATAATTTACGAAAAAGTTTGCTCTATTTGTTCTAAGAGTTGTTTTTAGAGATCCGGCCCAGTCAATTGGATTGATGATGTTTCCGTTTATTACTGTTGCACGATCAAGTCCAGCCACTGTTAGGTAGCTTTCGTTTCTGTTCTTTGCTCTGGCGAAGAATCCGCCAACGTCATTTGTTGCTTGGATCGTGTATGTCAGTTTTGTATTTTCTTGAATAGAACTTGTATCCAAATTTGTTGCAGTTTTAAGACCACAAACGTTGAATACTCTTCCGGCAACCGTGATACCCGTTACAAACTGCGAACCACCAAAGAGTGTTGTAAAGTTTGTTAGTGTGTAGCCGCCCCCAGTAATTCCCTCGGAACCAATTGTAGTTGGATAAATTCCCATAGTATATGGCTGATCTTTAAACCAAGAAGCCACACTAGAGTCAAAAAATGGGTCTATCATCAAATCAAAGTAATTTCCGGTTTCTTCTGTATATTCTGAGAATCCCGATGCTTTACCTGCTACGACCAATGTTCCGCCGTAAGCCAGATAATTTATAGCATGTAAAAATTGAGTGCCAGCGGTTTTTGGTGAAAGCTCTGTATCTATAACAGTAAAAAATCCAAAAGTTCCACCAGCAGCTGTTCCGGAAACCAAACATGAAGTAATTCCACTTAGTTGATTAAGATCTCCAACCAAATCGTATGGGTTGGTGTAAACTAGATATTGATCTGTTGTGGCGCCCTTTGGTGTCGTGTAGAGGGATCTTCCGTAGATCAACCAACCAAATAAACCACCGGGATCATTGTTTGCGGCGCCACCCACACCAGTGAACGAAGGTGCTACATAACCTGTTCCCAATTTCATCGCAGTTAAAAAAGGAAAATTTAAATTTTCTTTGGTATATTGACTAGAGTTTACGAAAGAGCTGAGTGATGGCATTTTGTCCCTTTTTATATCAAATATTTATATTTTATGTTGGATACCATATTGCGCCATCTTGTACAAACTCATCTCCATCTTCTCCATTTTTATCATTTAGCGTCAATAAAATGTTGTCATCTTCTGGTTTTTGTGCTTCTTCATAGTTAAATTTTGCACTTTCGATCAAATCCGAGTAATATTCTTGTCGGCTCAACCAAGCAAAAAACACTAAAGTCATTACCAAATCGTCATTGTGGCCTTCCTCAGCCTTAAAGGTATTCGATCTAGACACAAAGGTTGTCAATTCGTTTATGATTCTTTCATCATTTAACAAAATTTTATCTTCTTCCACCAACCTTTTTAAAATGGCACAACCTAGTTTTTTGGTTTGAGCTGTGGTTCTCAAACCCATTTCACTCTTTCCCTGCGCAAATCCCTGTGATAGAATCTGACCTTTTCTTCCCAGTATTCTGGTCATCAAAACATTTTCATACTCCAAATCATTATACAAAATGGATGATACCTGACCCCCAATGTCATTTGTTTCAATTAGAGCATATGCATTATTATACTTTTCACCGACTTTTTTGATGACATTTGGAAAATTAAAGGGGCTAACTGCATTGTTTCTGTAAGACGCAACAACTTTATATGGTGCCGAAGTTCCATCAATTACACTAAATGCAGAATAATCAGATCCTTGGCCGCGAGAAACGTCTGCCTGTAAAAAGTAAATTTTGTCTTTTTCTGGATCGCCAAAAATTCTAAGCCCATCAGAATCTTCACTTAGAGGTTGTTCTGGTGCAAGCACATTGAGTTTGGAAGATGATACCAACGTATTGGCAGAACCCAAAAAGCTGCACCCATACTCTTGCTCAAATTGATCTGGGCTTGTATTTGCAATCTGTTCTGCAGCCCATGTATCATCTCTCAGCTTTGGATTGCCCGGACTAATTGGTGTTTCTCTCCAGCTTACATCAACTGGAATAAATTTGTTTTTAAGTTTATGACCTTCTTGTCGATTGGCATCAACCCAAAGCTTATGAAAATGATTCATGCCGTTTGGCGTAGAAACAATAATAAGCTTCGTTGTAGTACCAGCAGAAATTGTCGGATAGGTGGATGTATAAAATTCTTCTGCTACGTGGCTAGGCAAGAAGGCGTACTCGTCAAGCAGGAGTAGGTTATAAGAGCCGCCACGGATTGCTGTAGAGGATGTAGCGTCACACATGACCCTAGAGCCGTTTTCAAGCTTAAAGCTCGTCTTATTCCATTCTACAACTCCCTGTTGCAGAAAATGTGGTAAATTTTCATAAGCAAGTTGAAGTTTTGAAAACAACTCTTCCTTTGCTGTCTTCAGTCTGTTTGCCAGAATAGCGACGTTAACGCTTTGATTAAAGCAAATATAATGGCATATGTAACTGGTTACACATGTAGACTTACCACACTGACGTGGCCACTTTGAAATCGTAAATCTGTTTTTGTGAATAGCGTTTATAAATTTTTGCTGATAAGCATATAAATTAAAGGGAACTACACCCCTATCAAGAGTTTTTACTTTTACGTATTTTTCACAAAAATAAACAGGATCTTGAGCACATTTAATATATTCGTCAAGCTGTTCTTTGGTATATTGAAGCTGTACTCCCGGTAATTTTAAATTAGGATTATTCCGGTAACCTTGGTTGTTGTTTTTGTTCATTATTCACCACTTCTGCATCAACAACATCTTTTTCAGTACTTCTTTCCTTGTTCAATAGATTTTGTAAATCTTTGGTAGAACCCACAAATACTGAGTTGTTTGTTTGCTTAACTTCTACTTTTTGGCCTGTAGTGTCTTTTGCCTTTTTGTGTACATCCAATACATTATTATTTAAGTCGGCCATTGTCTTCAAAAGTATGGCTACTACTTCAAATGCTCTCGGAGAATCAGATTGTGTGGCGACTTTCAAGGCGCTTTCAAGTGCAATGTTTCCTGTACCGATTAAATCTTTTATATTTGATTGTACTAATTCGTAATCTTTTTGAAAATTTGCAGAATTAAAAGTACCTCCAGCAGGTGGAGTTTTTGGTTCTGCGATCTCATTAACAGGAACAGAAAATAATTTTGCTAAATTTTTATTTACATTCATGATCAATCTTCAAACGAAATACTATTATTGTCGCTACTATCAATTGTAGTCGCGCTATTCACTTGCCCATATATGTATGACTTTGCCAAAAAGTTAAAAGAAGATATATGTATTCTTCTGCTATTAAAATCGCCTTCATACCTATCATTCAAATTGTTGGAAACCATAACAATCGGAATGTTAACTGGTTGACCAGTTTCATTTAAGGTCAAGGTTATGATGTGATCTGGGACAAAGAAAGGCATTATTTGTTCTACAACCTGCATCATGTCGTCAACATGGCGGGTGTAGACAAATAAGTTAAAGTTTACGTTTACCGGAATCTCGTTGGCAATTTGTTGACCTGTATTTTGGCAAACACCTTGATTCGAAGATAGAGATAAACTTGAAGCAAATCTTGTTCTTCTTCTTGAAGGATCGGGTGTAATGGAATTCATCACGAAGCTTATTCTAGGCAACTGATTTTCTATTCTCGTACCATCAGTTATAGAAGATGGATTTAAAAGTCTTTGAATAAACTTTTCTTGTGAAGCATATGTGACAGGAACTCTCAAAGTTGTATCTGGTCCAGTTTCGTTGTCATGCGCAACATAAATGTTGCTGAAAAGAGTTCCAAATCCGACAATTAGTCGTCTCAAACTTTTATTATAGTAATAACCAAACATTAACTAGCTCCTCCGCACCCATCTGCTGGATCATTGGGATTAAAGTCATAAAGGCTGGCTTCGTCATCCAATACTGTATTAATGCCAGCAGAGGTGCCAAGTATGTTGTTTAGAGGATCGAATGTCACGCCAGCAGTTGTTCCTGTGCTTGTATATGGTTGGTTGATTTCCGAGTATGTTGTGTCTATCTTCTCGTAACTGTATGTGAAGAGTTCGGCTGTAATTTGGTACGAATAGAGTTTTCCTAGAGGATAGAGAGGATTTTCATGCTCAACGAAGTTAATTTCAAATAAGGACTTCGATAAAGGAAAATAAATTAAATCTCCTTCTCTGGGTCTTATTATGGTTGGATCGATATCGGTTACCTGTTCTTTAAATCTTCTGCGAGCCATGATAAGATTGATCTTATCTTTAATTTCGATTCCAAATTGAGTAATAACGTCGGTTCCTTCAAATCCTTTATAGGATTGTATGTACATTTCGATCACATATGTCTGGCTAAATGAAGATGAAGGATCTTCGCCAAAGAGTCTGTCTATATTAAAATATTGTCTAGGTACGTAGATACAATCTTGACCGACACCCTGTATCAACTCTACAGTTATATCCTCAACCAGTCTTTGCTCTGATTGATTTGTAGTTAGATTAATATAGGGGTTTATGGCCATTTATTATCCTATTAGTGGATCTACTGGGAGTTCGTAGTTCTTGAGAAGCTGTTGTTCTATTTCTTGTATTTCTCTCATAGCCTCCTGCATTATTGCGGGGGCATTCAATTGGGCACCACCCGGTAGAGGCATTCCTGTAAACTTCATCAAATTTTGAGCCCATTGCTTTTTTAATACTGCGGCAAAATACTTTTTAAATATTCTATCTTGCCAAATTTTAGGATATTCATCTTCACTTATTTTTACATAAGCCTCAACCATCAAATACCGCGACGAATCAAGTTTGCTGTGATCCGTATCTAAGAACAGGCGGTCTGTAGTTTTGGTATACGTGAACGAGAGAGGATAATTAAAAATATTGTTTACCAATTGAACATACGACATGCTTTCCATATAGGTGGCCATGGGTGCAGATGGATAACCGGATTGGTTAAAATAAAGACCAAAGAAATCAAATAAAGTCATTTGATACCGCAAGTCGAACATATAGTCTCCGACCTTATAACTTGGAGCGTAGACTTTAGAAATGCTGACTATATCTGTAGCATTTGGCCAATATCCCGTAACACCGCTAGGATCTGTTCTTACTTGAGCACCAAGAGCTGGCCCAAAGGAAGTTGTGTCAAAATATTTTCTAGCAACATCTTGTGGCGTAACTTGATATACATAAAGGGCTCTCTGATTAAAATCAAAGTGCCTTTCTTGCATGTAAATTAAAGCTTCATCCAAACGATCTTCGATCTGCTGGGGATCCACGTTTATTTGGATGACTGGAGCACCCAAACTTCTCATGGTGTAATCTATAAATTCTTGGCGAGTGGTAATCGGCATCTTAGAAATATTTATGAATTATCAATTATTTTGTTTAAATCATCCATAAATTTTTCTTTTTCTGCATTTCCACCTATTGTTACTTGTATGTATTGCAGCTTTTCTGGATCGAAGTTTTCTATTTGTTCTTTTCTAAATGCTGTTTCTATTGTTGAAAAGTTTGGATCGTAATTGGTAAATCCGGGCATCTTTACCGGACAATTAAGAGTTGGATAATCTAATTTTGAATAGTCATTTGAATTTTGTATTAACCAAGTATGGGATTTGTCCCCACAACCGCACTTACCACAATAATGCTTTCCCGGAG